TTCTGGATGTTAACACATTTTGTATTTGTTTTATTTAGTTGTTTCATTTACTTCTCGTGTGATCAAACCTCCAGTCCGTTACCGATAAACCTTGAAAGTATCATTTACTTTCATCTTTTCTTTTTTTACCAATTTCTATTTCCCAAGCTTCCTTATCTTGTCTTTCTCTACAGGCATAATAAGATTGTGAAGCAGTGTGAACTAGGGGCTCAGCGAAGGGACAATTCCGAGCTTGTTGTGGTAACAGTTGAAACCCCCCCCTCTGTTTTAACTGAACCTTTAATAGTTACGATTATGTCTGGTGAAACATCTAGGAACCAGCTCGAGGCTTCTGAAGTACCTGATCAGTTACGGGTCCAGACGCCCGCCCAGATGTTGGCCACTCTCCGAAAAGAGAGTGCTAAGAGGAAGGCAGCTGCTGCTAAGGCAGCCATGCCTTACTCTGATGATCTCTTTGTGGGCTCTGAGCTCACTTACCTGGACAAGCATGATGTCTTTAGTCCAGGCTTAAGCAGCTTGCGCCGCTTCTTCTCTTCCCCTGCTCCTGAGGAATCGGTGGTGGTTACGCACCCCATGTCGGTTCAAAGCCAAGTTGTTCGCTATCAGCGTCCTCGCACTAACCAAGATCCTTATGTAGCGACGTATACGCCATTACCTCATATTGGCGAGGAGCAAGCCCGCAAGCTCATGGAAAAGGGCTTCTCAAATTCTTCTAATGTTGCTTTGGATATTTCACTCCAAAGTCATGTACCTCAAGGGACGCCTCTTATGGCCATGTGTGCAGTGATGGACTCTCGCACTGAGGACCCCAATGAAGCCCTTCAAGTCGCTGGTTATTTTGACCTGGGTCGTGATAGGTGTGAACTTATCACTTTGCCTCTTGTAAATTTTCCCTTAAACAAGGAAGACTTTGATGATTACCTGAGGGGCCTTTACCTCTGCACGTTATTCCATAACGTGCGCGGTTTTCAAGATAACACAGCTCTTTGTAGCTATTCAGCAGTGGGCTTTGATCAGCACAGGCAAACACCTCGTTGTATTCGTTCCCGTGTGCGTACTTCATGGGAGGAAATTCTAGCTAGAAATAACAAGAGTGATAGAACTCGGGTTATATCTGGTCAGAATCTCCTTAACATTGTGGAAAAGGATAGCAACGAGGCTATACCTGATCTAATGAAACACTCTTTTAGATGTATACCACCATCAAGGGGTTTTCCCCAAACCACCTTGTTAACATCTGAAGGAGATCTGAAACGACCCAGTATTCTTGCCCGAAGCATTTCCACCCGCTTTACTATTCCTCTAAATATGTCCTATACAGGGCGTGAATCATTTTCAAGAGGTCGTAATTCAGTGGGTGCTTCTACGTCATGTAGTAGGCAAGATCCTGACCTTCTTGAGGGCCAAGGACCTGATTTAGACTTCTCTCAAATTGTCTTCCCAACTGTGGTGGAAAAAAATTTCTTGAACCCAAAGTATGAGGTGACCACAACTCTGAAGGAGCTATATGGTGACTCTTTTGAGACGCTTGAGGTTTCCACACCACACTCTTATGGGGGGGAGAAATTAAAGGGCAAGGTTTTCTATAGCAACCATCTTACGTTCCAACGTGATGATTTGGTTGCAGGGAAAATTTTAGCTTCCTTTAATTTGTCTGAGGTCTTTTCTAGCCCAAATCTTGGTTCCCTTCTTTTCTCGGAAATAATGAGCGGGTTTGCGACTTTGAGAGTTACTGTTAAAGTACTTTTAAACAAGTACACCGCCTTTGCTCTTAAAATTTTGTATGATGAACTAGGTCAAGTCAATGTCAATGAGACAGATTTCAATAAGATATCAGTCTTACCTGGAGCGATCTTTTCATCTCAAGAAGAGCAATTTTCTTTTGATTTTGAGCTTTTTACACCTGGTGTTGCTATTAATTTCAAAGCAAACGAAGGTTTTGGTCGTATAGATCTTGCAGCCCTGTCCTCATGCAATTTGACTGAACATATGCCGGACAGTTTTGGTTGCACTTTTAATTTTTCTGTTGTAGATATTAGCACCACCTTTTATAACCTTGGCGAGAGCAATCTGTTAGAGGTGCCAAATTTTCCTGTGCATCTAACCAATGAAACACAGGGTATGATGGTTAGCGCAACGCCAATCGTCAAGGTGTTTCACCTCAATCTGTATAAGGAAGGAAGTTTCTTTAACAAGTTTCAATCCTTACTTAACCATCTTGAGGGTTATTCAGGTGATTTAGTTGTCGACTGGCTTATCACAGCTAGCGCCCTAACCAATGGCCGTGTGTATATTTTGCCTATATTTGATAATAACAACTTTGAAACTTTTTCGGAAGAAAAGTTACTCCAGTGTGGCTATAGTGCAAAGCAAACTTCACTTGATCGTAGGGGCGTTGTTCACTTACCATTTAACAGTTGGTATGGTTCCTATACCAGGAACAAGTACCCATCTCTTGCCTTCTACTTTCCTGACGGTGTTTGTGGTCCGGTGGGTGAGACCGTGCACATAACTGTGAATATTGCTAGAGTGCTTAATCTACTAGGAGTTGGACATCGACTTTTTAAGGAGTTATCTTTAGAAGGTCAAGGCCCAAACCTTTACTCCTATTATTTGCACTATCTGCACTGTGGTAATGTACAGGATGCGTGGCTCAATAAGGGTGGTCTTTGGTGTGTTCCTGTATCTCCTCTGAATTTGGCAGCACATCATCTTGTTGGGGATAAAATCAAGTTCAATACGGATTTTGTGACCAAGACTAGGAATTGGCTCCACTCTGCTGCAGCTAGTTCAGCTTATTGGCGTGGTTCCCTCACTTATCAACTGCGTGTTACTTTTGATAAGAGGAGCTCAGCCAATCGTAAGCTAGTTGCGTTTTACACTACGCACAATCAAGGACTTTTTGGTTACACTAGGGCCTGCGTAGGTAATACTGGCATCTCTTCCACTATTGGAGACACATTTTCTGTTGATATTACCATACCCTTTATGAAGCCCACGATGTGGTTGCAAACTTATCGTGTCAAATTTGATTATAGTACATCAACCAATGGTTGTGTTTATTTTCAATTACCCACCAAAGGAGCAACATCCGTACAACTTTGGGTCCGTGCTAATCATGATCTGAATTGCACCCGCTTCCGACTTAATAGTACTAGTTTAACTTGATAGTGTTCTTAGTTTACTTGGTTTTGTTTTGAGTCTTTTATTTTTGTTTGTCCTAACTCTGTTATGGACCCGGTGGGGTTTGCTAGTTTACCCATTGGCTTTCTTTCTAGCATCAAAAATATTT